TTTTTTCTAATATTAAGAACCGTGTGTAAGCACTTAACATCTGCTATAACTTGATTATACTCCTCTATAGAAATCTTCTCCGACATTATTAATCTACTAAGACATTTAATATCTATTCCAGTTATCACTAGTTTTCCACCAAGACGTAGTTTTTGTATAATATTGGTTAGTGCATCTAAAGAAGATAAATATTCTAGCTTGTCCAATGCTCCAGATACTATGATCTCCTCACAAGAATTACTAACAATATTTTGTAAATCTAGCTTATTATCTTGTACAACTACATTGTTATAATTAGCAATTTGTTGTGTATTATCAGAAATTATATTTAGTTTCATGTATGATAAACCTCATATGCCGTATTAAAAATTTCATTCCATTTATCTATAAACTCTTGTTCTGAATAATTATCTAGAATGGTTTGTCTAGCATTATTTCCTATTTCTTTTCTTTTAGTTTCATCACTTAAAAGAAGATTAATATATTCCTTTAGTTCGTTCTCATCATTTGATATGTATCCATTAAATCCATTCTTAATAATATTTGGTATTTCACATGTTGCTGTAGATACTACTGCACATCCACAACTCATAGCTTCCAATAATGATGTTGGGATTGGACTAAGTGTTGATGTATTCAGATAAACTGCACATTTATTATATTCTCGTACCAATATATCTACTTGTGTTGGTAATGATAATCCAGGATTATCTCCAACGAGCTTATATTCAAAATTCTTAACTATTCTTTTCCATCCGCTAAAATTTAGGCAATAATCTCTATTAGCAAAATCATTAGCAACTGTTAATATCTTATTATCTTTTACAATATTATCTAATGGTCTAAATAAATTAGTATCAATTCCATGTTTTACAATGTGAGAATCAACAGGTATATTCCATTCCCTTTGTGAATATTCTGAGATAAATACATTAATATTACCAAAAAGGCCACTTATACTTTTAATATGTTCTTCTTTTTGGAATCCGCGTAGTGGAACAGTATGTTCTAATGAAATAATAGGTATACCTAATGCATGATATAGCTTTTGTGCTATTTGAAATTGACCAAACTTACTTTGTGACAGTATAAAATCATAATTAAGATGACTGCATAAATTATCATCTGGTAGAGAGTAATAATTTGGTGGAAATGGGCTTTGATCCAAGTTCCATCTTTTTTGTTTTGCAAGATTCAATTCAAAGAAATCATGACCAGTTTTACATAATTGTGTTTGATATCTTTCGTGCGTTGGAAAGGTTAAAATTCTAAACTTTTTCTTATTAGTATTATTGGCACAATGAATAATACTTTTCACAGAATTATTAATCATTTAGACTATCCTTTATTAAGTTTCCTATTTTTGTAAAGCTATAATTTTCTGCTGCTCTTAATCCAGCTTTTCTATCTATATTATTCTTATTTTCATAATAATATCTCATAGCTTTTTTGATTTCTAAATCATTTGGCACAAACCAATATTGTTTTCCAGTAAATAAGTCTGGAAATGATGGATCAGCATGTTTGCATATACCATTCATTCCATCTACCAGCATTCCACAATTTGTATCATCATGTGGTATAAATAGTTTTGGTCCACCCTCATTGCTACATATTGGCGTTTTACCAAAACACATAGCTTCAAAAGATGGTATTGACCAACCCTCTCCGTGAGATGGTCCAATAAAACAATCGCATGATTGATGTAGTCCACACATTTGATTATCATCTAGATCTTGAGTAATGATAGCTTCCTCGATATATGACGATGGCTTATCATATAGCCTCATATGCGATTTAATATAATCACATTCTCTTGACGCTAATTCAAATAGCTCACTAGGAGACAATCCAAACTTTTTTAGTTTTAATACTAAGGACACTGGTTCATCATTAGAAAATTCTGAGTGGAAACATCTTATTATAGTATGAACATTTTTCCTATCATTTAAATCTGCAATAGTATAAAACTTAAACTTAGAGTTATTATGATTGAAATTTAATGTTGGATAATTAACTTGATATTTTTCTAAATAGAATGTGTGTGGTATTACTCTTACTTTTAAAGATGAATCACAGGCTAATAAGTCTTCTTTATTAGTATCATTTGGCACCCATATTTCATCCATCATTCTCAGATTTTCAAACCACATAGTTTGATTAATTGGGTAGCTTTCATTAACAAAGTATGCAATATTCTTTTTGAATTTAGTAGTTCCTACCAAATGGTGTGGAAGAACATGCTGAATACAATAATCTATATTCGATAGTGTCTTTTGCTCTAATTCAGCAATTCTATGTGGGAAATTAGATATATTATTAGTTAGTTTTATATTCCTACAAACCACATCTATACCAAGAGAATCTAATGCTAGGATATAATTAATAGCCGCATTAGACCATCCAGTTCCTTCCTTATAATGTCCAATGTATAATATTTTCATAAACTCCCCGATAATTTTTGTTTTAATGCCAATAGTTTATTTGATATAGCACTATCTTTATCTTTTTCTGTGGTAGTAAATCCTTTTCCGCACGGATGAAAAAGGAATGGACCATCTATTCCATTAAATGTTAATGGAGGAAATACTTCTATAGCTTGTCTAATCAACTCCTCTTCATGTAGAGCCTTTTGTAATGCTGGCTGTTCATAATAATTAAAATCACTATCTTCTCCTAAGATCAATAAACCCTTAATTACTAATTTTGATACTACAGAAGTTCTTACTAATAAAGATCCAATATTTATATCCCAGAACTGAGTTATATCACTAGAAGCTCTACATACTGCTATGTATTTTGTTTTAGGCATCATTTTTGATATAATACCAATATCATTATTCTTGTCAAGTAATATATCTCCATCCAACATCAATATCCATTCATCTTCATTAGAATCTAGTAATTGTGCTAAAATCAATAATTTAGTCCAATATTCTTTGTAAGCCCCATATGTTACAGATTTATAATATTGATCAAATGATCCATAATAATCTTTATATGTATAATTATATTTCTTACAGTACTCTCTATTGTGGGGCACTACTATTTCTGCTATATCATTGAATGTATTATTAAAATGTTGGAATATAATCATTTTATTGATTCCATTCGTTTATGCTCCCAATAGTTTCTTCTATTGCATAACGAAACAAAATGATCATATGCTATATCAAAATTAAATACATTTCTTACATTTCTAGTATCAAATGATGCTGAACTTTCATTAAAATACATACCACCAGTAACATTGGTAGAACTTTGATATAGTAAATCTCTAATAAGTCTAGACTCCAAATAAGTATTTAATTTATCTGGTTCACATAATACTTTAGATATAAGCCACTGAGCTATTTGTTGATGTGTTATGTTTTCTGGTAATTTTTTGGGCTTGGGCTCTGGATTTCTTATTCTTGGTTTGGATTTCCAGGTCAATTCTTCTGGTATGATTTGTACACTATCAAAATAATCCTCCCATTTTTTACCACTCTTGTCCCACTGGAAATGTTCTATAAACAATTCTCTAGTTCTAAAACCATGACGCTTTCTAATAGCTTGTGGTAAGTTTAGAAATTCCTGCATTTTCTGAGCCGCCAATTCATTGTCTGGAACCGCCCTAAAACATCCAGTTTCTAATTCTTTGTATAGAGTTTTGGGCTTGATTGGAATTCCTTCTAATTGTCTTAGAACACTTTCCATAGCAGAATAGTCTGTGCCCATTACTGGTATGCCACATGCCGCAGCTTCTACTTGTGGTAGACCAAATCCTTCACAATTAGCATATTGTACATAAAGATCAAATAAGTTAATAATCTTACATAGATCTTCATAGTCTAATCCATGTTTGACATTAGACATCATTGCACCAAATTGTCCAGTATATGGAGATTGTGCTAATGCTCCCTTAAATAAAGAAACGAATGGTTTTTGTGTTTGGGCACAAATATATGTAAATAATACATGAGAAGATAATCCATACTGCTGTAATAGTTCTGGAATATCCCACCCTAGATCTGGATAGCTAGTATGACAATATAAGAAGTATTCATTCTTATTTTGTACTTTGTCTAATAATAATCTAAAAGCATGAAAGAGATCTGGGTATAATTTACGCCTCTGATTTCTCATGACCGTGCCAATAATCTTGACATTAGGATCTATGCCAAAGCTCTGTCTTAATTCTGCAATATTTTCTAGCGGTCTATATGCTGGATGTGCTGATGGTGGAGAACTACCAAGATAATTTATTTTACCACCAGATTGTTGTGTTAATACTTCACCAGCCCAATCAGAATATGTTAAACAAGCATCGGCGGATTGATATGTTGCTATCCATTGTCTAGCTTGTGGTCTAGCATCTACTGTTGGCATAATACACCATTTAAAAAATGGCCTAAATGGTGATCTTTCTGCAAAATCCAACATCCAGAAATCTCTAATATCACATACTATATCTGGCTTGAATTCTAGGCAAACTTCTTCAAATCTATATTCACCAAATTGATTAGTAGGAATAGATGCATATTTTTCTTTTTCCTGCTTGCTAGCATTTTTATGAGGAGCTACCCCAAAATATTTCCACGGTATATTTGCTGCTTGTGGATCGTCTTGTTCTCCATAAGATGCCAATTCTGCTAGCTCATATTTACCGGTACTGTGTAAATAATTTAATATCTCCCTGGTATATGTAGCATAACCAGTATTCAAAAAGGTTGCTTCACTACAAAAAAGAATTCTCTTTTTTCTCATTATTAGTCCTCATATTCCTGCTGACAAAAATCAAATTCGTTTATTCTAAAAATAATTTCACCATTATCTTTAGATACATTTTTTGCAGAGGCATTAACTGTAATTTTTGTTCCTTTAGTGGCAAACTTTTCTAGAGTTTCTGCACCAGTATGCCAAGCTTCGCAGCGTAAAAATGTAGGTATTCTACTCTTTTCGCCAGTACTTTTAGTTCGTCTATATGTATAGACTACCATAGTAAATTCTGCCAGAACCACATCATTAACAATGGATATCCTGGGGTTTTCTGTTAAATAACCAGTAAACGTGCAATTATTCATTTTGTCTCCTATCTTTGTATTTTAGCTGATCCACACAAAAAAAACACTAAATTTCATAGACTTGATCCACTATAAATGATGTATCTTTATTACTTACAGAGCCACAAAAGATTAAGTTATTTCCTTCATACAGTATGTATTTATATTTTTCCTTTACTTTAGGAAAGATAATAACACTGTCTAAAATGCAAGATTCGTCTTCTATAGTAAGAAATGACATTACTTGACCTTTTGATTCGCCCTTTTTAATAGTATAGTCTGATAATCTCTGTATATTTGCTACAATACAAAGGTTCTTTCCCTTCTTACCATTTACTATTTCTTTGCATGTGGTATTAGCGGCAGAAGTATCAGAAGCTTCTACCTTAGTCAAACTAATAGGACAACCAAAGAACTTTGTTTCTTGATCTATTATCCAGTTAGCATCGTCGGATAAGTCATATGGGGGATTAACTAATAGTTGTACTTCATTTAATATGATATGTTTTCTATCAGCTTTACTGGTTCCTCCACCCTCTTTTTTGGTAGGTGCTACGTCCGTTAGACACTCTGCTAGATTTTTCCATCCCCTATTCATATTATTTTTTATCCACTCTACCTCTGCGGAAGTTAGAGTTCTAAATATTTCATAATCGTATAATGCCTTATTTCTTGTTATCTTATCTTTCATGCCTCTGAAAAATCCAACAGATGCTAATGCTTTAAAAGCTGTAGACATAATTAGTGGACTAAAATATACTAGTATTTCTATCCAGGTAAATGATGTTATTTTTTTCTTCAGTTCAGCTTCTACTAGTCCTATAGCTTCTATAACCTTATCGCCCGTTTTACCAGTTAATGACTTAATATCCTTAATACCAAAATAAATACTATTCTTTTCCAAGTTAAATTTTTCCTTGTAATTACTCAAACTTGGTGTTTTAATTTCTATATCAAATAGTTTAGCTTCAGATATTAATTCATATATTTCTTGATGAGGATCTTGTTTTTCATTAGCATGATATAGGTAAGATAAAAAGAATTCTTTTGGACTATGTGCTTTATTGTATGCACTCCAATAAGAACAAACTGCATATGAAACAGAGTGTGATTTATTAAATGCGTATCTAGATGACTTTTCAATCCATCCGAAAATCTGTTCGGCCTCATCTTTAGTAACCATACCAACACGCTGTGAGCCCTCAATAAAAGACTTCTTCACTTCGTTCATAAGGTCTGCTTTTTTCTTTCCAATGGCCTTACGGAGAACGTCAGCCTCTTGTAGATTGAAGCCAGCGATCTTCTGTGCTATTCTCATAGACTGTTCTTGATATACTAATACTCCATATGTTGGCTTTAATATTTCTTCTAATGCTGGATGTAAATATGTTACTTCTTCTCTGCCATGCTTTCGGTCCACATAGATTTGTGTCATGCTCTTACCATCAAAATAAGCTTTCAATGTTCCTGGCCTAATGATAGCAATTAATGCTGATAATTCTTCAATATTATTTGGACATAATTTCTTAGACCACGCTTTACCTAGACCGCTCTCTAGCTGAAAAATACCTTTAGTTTTACCATCAGCAAATAGTTTCCAGGTCTTTTCATCATTGTAACTGATCATTTATTCCTCGATAGTAAATAATTCAATGCATTAACAATACCATCAATATTATCACCTAATTTTCCAATGCCAGTATTACACTGATCGCATAGCCAGCCCCTAAAAGAATCATCTGTATGATTATGATCTAGTACCCATTTTTCTGGCATCTTACCACAACACTCACAAGTGTCTGGTTTTTCTGGTGCTGTTTTTCTTAATTCATTCCTTACTTTAGTATGTTTTTTGATACATTCTCTGCATCTAGAATCAAGATTGTCTTTATAATGTATATGCCTCGGGAATTCATCTAGAGGTTTAGACTCATTACAATAAATACATATCTTATTATCATGATCTAATAGGCTAGACTCACTAAACCCAAAACACATTTGTTCATTTGACATATAAATTCCCATTAGCAAAGGCTTTGTCGAACGTCATGTTTTGATAAACTGATCTATGAGTTTTCATCAGCTTTATGAAAATATTAGCTTCGTCCTTAACGTCTTGCAATGCGTCGTGAGCGTTTTCTTTACTAAGACCCATTCTTTCTCGTAGTGAATCCATACTAATAGATTTAACATCTGGATCACTCTCTGTCCAAGCAAATACATTATCCATAATATCTATTTTATAAACTCTACTGAATAATTTCTGCTGCTCTCTTTCTTTATCCCAAGGTCCGTATTCCTTACATAATCTATCAATAATAATCATATCAAAACCAATAATATTAAAACCAACAGGAATAGGAGCAAAAAATGGATCTCCCTTCCAATTATATTGATTTACAAACTTTACAAATTTATTCCATACGGCCTTGACTGATGGTGCTTTTTCTAATTGTTCTCTTGTTTTATGAGTCATTTTTAATGCCTCATCTTGTACTGGATCTAAACCTAAACTAATAGCTTGTTCATCATCAAAAATGGGTTGTATCTCACTATTGAATTGTCCCTTTACAGCAAAGTTTCTGCCATCTAATGCTATGGCTGCGATTTGTGTAATTTGAGTTTTTCTAGGATTACGAGATCCCGTTTCGGTATCAAATATAATATAATCTCTATTAGCCATAACATTTCTCCATTTCATTATTCTGTATAAACATCAACTTATCTAATAGTGATAAACCTAGAATATCAAACTTTACATGACCAAGACTTTCTAGGTCTGACATTTCTAGTCCTGCTATTTTTTCATCATTATCTTTAGATTTAACCATCGGGCATACTTTATGTAGTGGCTCCGATGATATAACAACTCCCGCTGCATGTTTCCCCTGAGTTTTAAAAGTGCCCTCTATTTCTATAGCCTGTTTAAAATACTCAGCATACTCTCCTTTAATTTCATTATCATCAGTAATATGGCAAAAGTCTTTAAGATCATTTGATCTATTCATTAGAGCCCATCTAATAATTGATCTTTCTTCGTCATCCATTTCTGCCAACTGATCTGATATTTCTGCTTCGTTTGGAATACTCTTGGTGATATTATTCATTTCTGCAAAAGAACAAGCTTCGTTTATTCTCAATACTTCTTTGATTGCACTTCTTCCTTGAAGTCTACCAAATGTAATCATTTGACTAACATTACTATTACCATACTTATTTTTAAGATATTTAATTACTTCATCTCGTCTTTTTGCAGGAACGTCCATATCAATATCTGGTAAACTAATATGATCACCAGTATTTCGTCCAGAATTATAAAAGCGTTCAAAGAGTAGATCATATTCTATTGGATCTATTTTAGTAATACCAATCAGATATGATATTAAACATCCAGCCGCTGATCCACGACCAGGACCAGACATCCATCCATTATCATTAACATGCTTAATAATATCTTGCACAATGAGAAAATAGCCGAATAGATTAGCATCCTTGATAACTCCAAGCTCCTCATTAAATCTATCTGCATATTTTTGTTTATCTTCTGGTTTAGACACTTTACCGGTATTAATAAGATTTTCTCTCCATCCAATTCTACATAGTTTCTTTAGATAGTCTTCTTCTGATAATCCGTTTGGACAATCAAATTTTGGTAGCATTGGCTTACTTAATATATCATAGTCTTCACACTCATTATAAATTTTCTCAAGCAAATATGAATCATATGATTTAATCTCATCTGGATTCTTGACATAAAAAGAATCAGTAGTAAAAAAGTCTACTTTGTCTAAGTGTTCTTTTGGATATTTGTTCTCATCAACTAATATGGAATCCAAACCTTTTATTAATGCTTTTTTAATTTTTGGTAATGTTATTTTCATATCAGAGCATAGCAATACTCTGTGTAGATTAGCATCTTCTTTATTTACATAATAACTAGCGGGCTGTTTAGCGATATCATCTATGCTCAATTTAATTAGATTTTTTCTAGATATGATACTATGAGCTATGCTATCAATAAGATTATTATCTTTGTCTAGTGAGGATACTAGCTCAATAAGATCATACCAGCCAGATTTATTCTTAGCAAATACTGTAAAGCCGTCAAATGAACATCCAATAAGAGGTTTGATTCCAGACCTCTTACATGCTTTATAAAATGAGACGGCACCAGATATGGTCTTGTAGTCTGTTAATCCACAAGCATTATAATTATTTTCCTTACACTTTTGTGCAAGTTCTTCTGGCTTTGAGAAGCCCTTTAATAAACTATAATGAGTATAGTTTTGCAATGGATACCACAACATATATTATCTCCGCAAGCAATGTGTAGAATGACACAATATTATAGCACAAAACGCGATTTATGTCAACCGTTTGTTGGCTCAGTCAGTAATTGGACCGCCAGTAATCCAAGCATCACAAGTTCTATCGCCAGCACACTTAAAATCAAATAATTCACAATAGCCAAGATTAGCTTTGTCAACCATTTCTATAGCTATTTTTTCATCATCTATTTATGCAGCTATCCCCTTTTCTATACAGTTCATCATTTTTTCTTTTTTGATAAATGCTGCACAGTTTTCGCATTTCATTGTTTTAGCTTCTTCAATAGATGTTTTAAATAAATCTGCTTTTTGCTGCCAAAACTCTGGATTGTCTAATTGTGGATTAGCTGGTCCATAATTAGCTTTTTCAACGCATATTTTCCTATTAGCTAAGTTCAGACTAATATCTTGCGTTGCGGGGGGACACTCAATATTAGTCTGAACCGAGTCTAAGAGTTCTTCTGCTCTGGATTTCATAATATTTCTATTCTTCTCTAATTAGTATTGGGCTAATAATGGATGGTGGTGCTGGTGGAAGAGTATCGCTAGCCACGAATTCAACTATTGATGGCTCACTTACATTTCCAACATCATCTACATCTACTAATGATAGTAATACATGGTCGCCTTGATCAAAAGTTTTTTCTCCAAATTTTACGGTATCACCAGAATGAACATCTACCGTTACTAAAGTATTATTTACAGTAACACTTAATCTTCTTTCTACAACATCTGCATCCGTTGGAGCCCCACATGTTATTTCATATACTAATGCCATTTTATCTCCTTTAATTTTTTTTGAGTATCGATATCTAATTTCAGATGGTTGTTTTACTATGTTTAGGGAAATGATATGATATAATATAGCATATAGTAATATAACATCAATATATGCTAGTAAAATATAAAATATCATTTTACCACATTCTGCAACTCCAGTATCGTGCTTTCCATTTAGGACCAGGATTATCACAATTATGTCTAGCTCTAAAACTCTTGCGTCTTTCTGGAATATTCTTCTTGATAGTCATATTTGGATCACCAAATCTTACAATGACAACATTACCACTTTCATTCTTGGTATAGACAGCAAACTTTTTTGGTCCTCCAGGAGTTCTAAATGGTTTATTTAGAGTTACTTTTCGACCTTGATATTCTTCTGCTTTACCCATAAAGTTTAATCTACGACCATCTTTTTCGTAAGTTCCCTGTCTATTGTAAGTATAAACTTCACCAGTTTGTGGATCTTCATACTTATATTTTGCTTCTGTTTCTACTTCTGGTTCTTCTGTTTCTAATTCAGATGGTTCTTCTACTTCTTCACTAGTATACTCATCTTCATATTTACCTGGTTCATAATACTTTACAAAGTCATATACATTTTGCACATATATTTCAGCTTTAGAAATCATATCTTTTGTCCAATCTTGAAATGAAACTGGCAAAGATATATTTTGTAATCTCATAACAATTTCCATTAGCTGGTCATTCATTTTCTGAATCTGTTCTAAAGCCATTGTATCGCCACTATCTGACTGTGCCTTTTTCCAAGATTTTGGATCTGGCCTATCTGGATCTCCAGGTTTTGCCGGTTTATAATTTTTACCCATTCGTTCTTTCTTCTTGCGGATATTATCCCATAGTCCTGGTTTTTCTCCAGCAATATCCCACTCTTCTGTTTCTTCACCAAAGTCTTCGTATTCTGCCGTAGCTGGAACGTAAAAATTGTCTTCATTTAATTCTTCTTCGTATCCATAATTTTCTACTTGCATCTTAAAGTCAGCAGCTTCTACACAGCCACAGTCAGCAGTAGCTTGATCCAAACAAATAGCTACTCTTTGTTTGTTGTCTGGATAATCCTTTTTCATTACATTATCACCCATACATCTGCTAACAAATGCTTGCTTGTCTTCATTTTTACGTTTCTTGGGAAGTGGCATAGTTTTCTCCTATTTCAAAATAGCCTTTTTAGCTAGGTCGAATATAATATTAAGATTATTTTCTGATACTTGATTCTTAAAATAGTTATAAATATCGGTGATCATTTGGTGGTCTGGATCTCTAGTAAGTTCTAGCCATCCAATAAAATAGTTCCAAATTCTATCTTCCAGATTTAATGGATATTTGACTCCTTCAGGGCGACCAAATCTGTGTATCCATTTAAAATCTGGCAAACAAATGGCTTTACCGCCTAATTGTCGGAATTTTTCGTGAATATAGCCTTCTTCTCCACCAAAGCCTTTAAATAGATCATTAAATCCTACCCAATATTTAGTCTCACAAGAGAATACACCTAAACCCTGCATTGGTATCTCAAATGGAACCCCTTTTTGCATATTTTCATGGTCAGTATCCCATTGTCCATACATATTACCACCCCAGGTGGGTTTAAAATGGGTGGCACAGGATTTCATATTATCATACAATAATGGGCCATGTATAATATTCTTACAGTCTGGATTAGCCGCATAATACCTAATTAATACATCAAAAGCTCCAGGAACAAATAATACATGGGAATCCATAGAAACTGTATATTTACCACTAGATTGTTTAAATATCTCATTTCTTACAGATGTGCTTTTTTTGTCAGTATATGGAACATATTTTACATTCTTAGCCCAGCCTTGTACAAAGCTCTGTAAACAAGACCCATGCTTACTGGTTGGATTGTTATCGATGATAATAATCTCAGCATCATTAGATGAGAATATATCATGATATAATTTTAATGATTGTATGGAGAAATATGCTCCATCAAAATCATCATATGTTGCCATTCCTACTGTTAATAATTTATTCATAAATCAACCTGGGGCCGAGTAAAAGCCAATATTAAAATCTGATTTAGTTAGATCAGTTACTGTCTTTTGCATACCATTATTCTTTAAATAATTATCTACATATTGGCACATGTTAGTGTCTGTTTCTTGCCACTTATTTTTACAGTAATGACATAACTTAGTACATTTCCAATTATTGCGATCTTCAGATATTGGCTTTGGATTATTATTTTTTTGAATATCCTGAAATCTAACCTTTAACATTTTAAGAAATCTGTCATGATCGCTACTATCGAAGCATAATGAAAATGGCCCGCCATCTTTGATAAAGAAGATTGACATAATACTTTGCTTGTAATTTGGATATAATTTAGAAAGAGCATAATTATACAATAGTAGTTGTGGATCGGAATTCAACTTCTCTATTGTCTTTTCTTCTCCTGTTGCCCAATCTAATCGTTTGCCAGTTTTCCAATCTACAGCTTCTATGGTGTTGTCATCAATTTTAGTAACTAAGTCTATAGTTCCTTTAATAGCCAATTGACCCTTTATCTTTTCTCCATTAATCTCATATTCATAATGAGCCCAATCTTCATCAATTGGAATGTCAAAATGAGGTTCGGCATCAATAATGCTTCTATTCCTTGGATCAAATTGTCCATTATTAAAGTTTAATGTATCCCATACTAATTTTCTACATTCTTCTTTATCACCTTTGCTGAATGAATGTTCTGAGTGCTTGGTGTAATAATCAAAACTTTTTTCTAGTAAATCATTTGGTAGTGTGCTAGATAATAGTTCTGATCTATCTACTACAATTTTGCCAACAGCATCATCATTTAAAATTAATTTCTTAGTTCTAGGAGAGGCATTTTGTAATTCTTTTTTAAGTCCAGCCAAGCACTCCATTACTTTATGTACTATAGTTCCAAGTTCAGCTTTTTTTCCAGAAGTTGGATAATATCCTAATACATATGTAATAAAGTATTGCATTTGACAATACGCATAATTGTTATAAGATGACGATCTAATATATGTTACTATCATATAATTCCCCACAGGTGTTTAATGCTATCAAGTTTATTAGATAGTTCATCTAAAGAACAATTATCATTATCTAATATATGATCAAATGTATTCCAATCAAATCTAGATTTATCTAAAGATGATTCCGATTCTGATGTACTGCTGTATACATCTCTAGTCAAACGAATAACAATACCACCATATTTCTTAATAATATCTACTTCATTAGGAAATCTAACATCTGGTATAATTGCTACTTCGCTTTGTTCTTTCAAGATTCTTTTAAGTGCAAATTCACTCCATGCATTATGATAGATTTTTCTTACTACCTGAGTACCAAAATACTCTAAAAATTCTCTGTGAGTCATAGGACCAGTTTTATTATTATTATCTGGCATAGATTCCCACTGTAGATCAGTTAGTTTATTCTTTTGTGCATCGCTACCATAAACATTCTCAGCATTTAGGTTAAATAAATTAACACACATTTCTTTTAGTGGATCTGCAAAGTGGTATGTTTTAATATAGGGCCACAATTCTCTTTCTGCATACTGTATAAATTGATCATCTTTTCTTGTAACGTCGAATATGCCATATCCAGTATTATTATTCTGATCATTAGTTTGTACTATTAGTTGACCATCTGTATCTAGATAAAAATCTTGGATCATACCATGCTTGATTAATACTGTACCATTAATATAGTTTGCGACTGTATTTTTCCCAGCCTGCTTCCTACCAGATATACCTATTATTTTAGTCATCAGTATGTTCCCTTTAGTTTTTCTAATATTTCTACTATTTCTTCTTCTGACATTTCGCCAACATCTTTGGATAACATCTTTGGAAATGTTAACTTGAAGCATCGTCCAAGTTGTCTTTTGATTTGTACTTTTGATTCTCTGCCTGCTTGATCATTATCAGTTAAAATCACTAGATGAGTTATTGGTAGATTCAATAATTTATTTTCTTGTTCTTTACTAATAGTTTTACCAAATATACTAACAGCATTGATTACTCCGTGTTCATATAGTTTCCAAACGTCGCCTTGACCTTCTACAATGTATAAGCATGAAGTCTCTATCGCTTTAGCTATAGCATTATGGTAATTATAGAAGAAATATCTTTTGTCAAATCCTTTAGGATAAATTAGAAATTTAGGAAGTTTATACTCTTTTGTTGATCTTCCTATTAATCCAACTATGTGTTCACCAATATCGTCATAAATAGGAATAATTGATCTATCTCTTAATAGTCCACTAGTTTCTGTGCAATCTCCAACGCGAAAGAAATCTAATGTTGATTGTTTAAAACCTCTATCAAGAAAATATTGTGATGGGTAACTGATTTGATAGTTATATTTAATTGCTTTGGGAATAAAACTTGGTTCTGTCTGATTGAATACGTTTACTATGCTATAGTACTCATCATCGTGATCGTCTACAGCATTATTTGTTGATGTCGGAGTATTTTGTATCTTTAATAGACTACAAGCCCATTTTAGTGCGTCTTTGAATTCAACCTTCTCATTTGTTTGTAATGACAAAGCCCCTATAATTAATCCAAAGATATCATTTCTAAATTCTGACTGACAATCTCTTGTCCAGCACTTCCATATGCCTTTTTGTTTAGAGAATGAAAAAGCTCTAGGATTATCACTGTGTTCATGTACCGGACACGTTGAATAAATATTGTCATTAAAGACTTCTGTCTTCATTCCAAGATTTTGGAATATAAGTTCAGCATTATTATTAAGCTGATTCTTGAGATGCTTCAAGTCCATTTTGTATATTGATCTTTATTAGTGCATCAGATGATATTAAACCAGTATCACCAACTGGCTGATTTTTAAATTGATTTCTAGTTTTCAACTCTATTAATTTTGCATAAGAACCCTGCATTGTCATATTGATATAATCACCATCATCTAATCCAGCACCATGCCTACACACTATAGGTACTAGCTTTCTATTGCCAGCATTTGGCCCATCCTCTGCTAATTCTTCGGTTGATTTTGTCTTGAATATAGTGAATGATGTACAAAGCCATATTAGTCTATCAGAACCAGATACAGCATCTGTACTTTCTTTTGTTATACCGTCACGATTAAGCTGTACGAATGATAAGCATGGAATATCTAGATTAACACATAGATTATGCAATGATGTGATTTGAAATCCTAATGCTTGATATTCCTGTATATTATTAGTAATAGAACTAGATGACATTAATTTTAGATAGTCATATATGATCACGCAATCCTTGGTTTTGCCACTGTCATCTGTTTTTACCTCATGAACTACCCACCTCTTAATCATATTTAGTATTTGTTCAAATGGTTTACCAGCAACACTAATATAATTATATGGTATTTTAGATAGTAAATCTATAGCATCTTGTACTTTATCATATTTCTCTTTGTCGCTAGCAAATTTACCAGTAGCAATTTCATTGATTGGTATGCCACTAATATTTGCAAGTAATCTATTAAGATGGTCTTCTTTACCCATCTCTGTATCTAGCATTAATACTGGAATATTTTTAGATGCTACTGACAAAGCAACATTATCGGCAAATACAGATTTACCAACCTTTGGTCTAGCCGCTACTAGATCAACACACTTTCTTCTTAAACCTCCACCAATAGCTTCGTCATAAGTTTTAAATCCGGTAGGAATACCAATAATATCACATTTATTTTCTATTAAGAAATCAACGTATTCTTTGACATTCTCACCTATTCTCTTTGGACTTTCTCCTCCATCATCTTCGCGTAAAAATTCTGTTACTGGATTTTCTAGAATTTGTACAATATCATTAATGGATTCTGTTCCAGATATATTATCAATATCTCTTGAGATTTTATGTGTGAGTTTCTTTATCTTTCTTGCAAACTCAAACTTTTTAATCTGAAGTCCGAATGAAAATATATTCTCTTTACTAACTGGAAAGTTAAATAAAGATTTGATATACTTTAATTCTTGTGCTGTATTAATTGAGTCTAATAGATTCAGACTAGTAGCTGATGATAAGATGGAAGCCGCGTCTATCTTCTGCTCTTTGTTAAAAATATCTTTTAAGCACTTGAATATAATTTGATTATTCAAATGACCAAAAGAATCTTCTGTAATAAAGTCTGCTATTGATATGTAACCATCGATACCGTGCTGGACTAATCCAGCTAGTATTGCTCGTTCTGCACCAATATCTGATAGTTTATCTTCCATTATTTCTTTCCACCGCACTTGTTACATCTATAATACTCGCCGTATACATATCGTGCATCAACCTTAAAACTTTTGCCACAAACATGACATTCGATATTAGACTTTTTTGGTGCTTCTTTGCGTCGTGGAGTACGTTCACCATACTTTGTTTCTATATCCCTATCTTCTCCTGTATCATGCCATTCATTCTTTCTAGCTTTCACGGGTTCTTTTCTCCTGTTTATTAATTTACTATCTGTTTTATGGATTCTGAAATCTTCGTCTACGTTAGAAGTAGATTGATTATCGGTATTAGCATCCTCTGCTTCTTTATTATTTGTAGATGATACTAATGCTTCAAACAACTTCTTCTTTTGTTCTTCTGTTAATGAATTAATGAAATTATTCATATCGGTCATGTGCGTTTTCCTTTTTCTAGTAGAATATCTGCCCTGCGTTTTAGTTCATATACTTTACCATCTAATGAGCATAGTCTAGCTTCTGCTACCTGTCTCATATTTTCTAGTGATGATGCGTATGAATTTGATTGAGATAGTATATGTTTTTTAGACTCATGCTTGGTATATTGGCCGAACTCATCATTATGTTTTACAATCAATTTTTCCATTTGATCATTACACCAATTTAACGCTACCTTATTTTTATTAATTTCATCTTGTAGATATGTAGCATAACCATATAACAAATATGCAGAATCAAATAATTCTTGCTGTGTCAAACTTCTTAGACGATCAGCAGACATATCAGCAATAAGCAAATACTCTTCTCTAAATGATGAAAACTTGGCATTAGCACTATTGATATAATCATTAATAGATGATATATGTTCTGCTAATTTTTCAGACGCTTTTGATTCTTTCTCGCCACTCATGTTCACTTTCTGAATATTTAAGAATAATGATATTAATATCGTTTAGTTCACACCAAGCTATCTTATCTTCGTCTCTTGCTTTGCCTTTCAAAAAATCTGCTTTGGTTTTATGGAAAAATGGACTGTATTCATAATGTTGTTCTCCGTGTACTTCTATTGCTAATTTTATTGATGGAATATAAAAGTCAAGATATAATACAGATTTTCTGTGTAATTCTGTGCTTCCTGGCAGTTTAACTTCCTCTAATATTCTATAACTATGAAATATTTCTTTTAATAGATGACGGGCTTTTATATGATATTTTGATCTTTTCCTACTATCGTCATCAAATACTCCATATCCAGTAAGATTCCAAACATATTCTTTTCCATTAATGCCTCTGACTTTCAATATAGCTCCTTTATCTTTTGGAATACAAATTGTGCTATTGTTGGATTGGCTGTTAAAAATTCACATACATTATTAGAACCCTGGAACTTAAAAAACTTTTCTATATCTTCTGGTTGATTACCAATATTATTCTTAGTTAAGATATCTTTTACTGCTTCATTTTCTAGATCATCTACTGCACATTGAATAGTGTACCATGCTCCGCTAGCTTTGATTAACCTAAATTCACATGCTATCT